TTCAGGCAGGTGTTGCATCTGTAGTAGGCACAGCGTCTGCTGTAACAAGTCCGGGCAAAGTTAATCCTGTAAGTTCTTCTGCATCAGGTTCTGCTAGTGCCGCATCTTCACCTGTTACTGTAAAGATAACAGACGGTTCTGCAGCAGGTTCTGCATCGACAAGTTCATCGGCTATTGCTATAGCAGGTGGTTTTTCATCTGTTAGTGGTAGTGCTACTGTAGCATCTGCACCTATTAAGGTACAGGATGTAGCGTCCAGCATACTAGGTGAAGCAAGTACAAGTGCTGTAGGCATAACAATTAAGCCAGCAGAAGCATCGGTATCTAGTCAAGCTAGTGTATCCTCTGTACCAGTAGCTGTATTATCAGGTGTAACTACAGCAACAGGTGTTGGTAACATAACATCATTTGCTACTAGCTTTAATTACTTTAACCAAAGAGATAACTACGCTAAGACACGTACAGCATACATAGAGCGTAGAACAACAGCATCCGATAGAACAGTACAAGTTATGGCAGAGTCTCGTACAGTACTAGTTGAGCGTAGTACTACACATTACGATAGAACTGCTAAAGTCGCGGCATAGGAGTAAAGAATGTCTTTTCGTTGGCCTAACAAAGACCCAGATGAAGTGCTAGATTATAGCATTGATTGGTCACGTTTTCTAGCAAGTGCCACTATTAGTAGTGTCACATGGTATGTCAACGATGCATCTAATGCTAAAACACTATTGACTGCAACGGGTACTGTAAACACACTAAGCAGTACAGCACAGACAATTAGCAGTGATAATAAGACAGCTACTATATATTTAGCAAACGGTACTAACAATGTACAATATCAGTTGTACTGTCAAATTACTGACAACACAGGCAATACTGCTGAACGCACAGTTAAAATTAAAGTGAGAGATAAGTAATGGCTTATAATTTTCTTGGCCTTGTCAACAAGGTAAATAGGCGGTTAAACGAAGTAGAACTCACAGAGGCTAACTTTGCTGGTGCCGCAGGTTTTTACTCACAAGCTAAAGATGCAGTGAATGCTTCAATCAGAGACATTAACCAGATAGAGTATAACTGGCCTTTCAATCATGTAGAAGAAGAGGATGTACTAACACCTAACCTTCTTCGTTATTCTTTTCCACATGATGCAAAACTTATAAACTTCAATACCTTCCGTCTCAAAGAGAGTTCTACACTAGGTGTATCCACAAAAAAGTTAGACTTATTATCTTACGAAGACTACTTAGATAACTACATACAGTATGAATATGATGAGGACAATGGTTCTTCTTCTGTACCCAACTATGTGTTTCAAGCACCTAATGAAGAGTTTGGTGTAGTACCTCCACCTAACAAAGCCTATACAATTGTATATGAGTACTACCGTATACCTGTAGATTTAGAGAATGCAACAGATGTATCCTCTGTACCAGAACGATTTGCCCATGTTATTGCTGATGGTGCTATGCACTATGCGTATCTATTTCGTGGTAATTCACAGGATGCACTCATTGCTAAAGAAAAGTTTGAAGAAGGTATCAAGAGTATGCGTTCTACTCTGATTAACCGTTATGATTATGTGCGTTCTACAGTAATCCTTCGCAACAATAGAAATCTTTTAGTTTAGTAAATAGCAAAAATCGCTTGACAAATCAAACTAAATATGTAAAACTAGGTACTAGGAAATAAATATGCCAGATTCTTGGAATACATATCCTATAGAATTTAATAATGGTCTAGTTACCAACATTAGTCCGTTACAGCAAGGCATTAGTTTGCCCGGAAGTGCTACTAGTTTAAAGAACTTTGAGCCTTCAGTTGAGGGTGGTTACAAACGTCTTACTGGCTACGTTAAATACGATACCAATGCAATCACTGGTTCTACTATTATCCGTGGACTTACATACTATAATGGACGTGTCTATGCAGCTAGAGGTACACACTTATACAGGTCAGCTGGTAGTGGTTGGACACAGGTAACAGACAATGCTACCTTTTCTAGTGCTGGTGTTACATTAGGTGGTAGTGGTGTTGTAAGATTTGCTAAGTATAACTTTGATGGTAATGAAAAACTATTCATAGTTGACGGTTCTAGTAAGCCTTTTGTACTGGATGATAACGCCGGAACACTTACATTACTTAGTTCATTGAGTGCAGACTTTAGTGGTTCAGATTTTGTTACAGTATTTAAAAACCATATATTTGTAGCAAATGATGAAAACGTATTCTTCTCAGCACCGTATTTAGACACGGACTTTGGTGTCGCTAATGGCGGCGGTGTAATAAATATTGGTGATGTTGTTACAGACTTAATAGTATTTCGTGAACAACTAATTGTATTTAGCGAAAGCAGTATCAGACGTATTGCAGGTAACAGTGTAGCAGACTTTCAACTGCAGACTGTATCAGAAGACTTAGGGGCTATCCAGCCAGATACTGCAAAAGAAGTAGCAGGTGACGTAGTATTCCTTGGACCTGATGGTATTCGCACATTAGGTGCTACAGATAGAATTGGTGACTTTAACTTATCTGTATTGTCTAAGCCTATTCAGTCTGAAGTAACAAAGTTTGTATCTAGTGTATCTTCTTTCTCTGCATTAGTTATTCGTAAGAAAAGTCAGTACAGATTATTCGGTTATGCTAGTGGTGTTCCAGACGAGTCTGCTTTAGGTATACTAGGAACACAATTAGGTGAAGGTAAGGTTGCTTGGGCAGAAACTCGTGGTATCAATGCCCGTGTTTCTTTCAGTGAGTACAGTGGTGATGAGGAGTTTATCTTCTTTGCTAATGATAATGGTTATGTGTACCAGCTAGAACAGGGTAATAGTTTTGATGGTGAGAATATTGTAGCTGACTTCTTTAGTCCGTTCCTATCTTTTCAAGACCCAAGATTGCGTAAGACTTTCTACAAAGCATTCTTGTACACAGACCCTAGTGGTTCAGTAGATGTATCATTAAGACTGGCGTTAGACTTTGAAAGAAACAATGCTGGTATTATTCAACCGGATGCTATTAACTTAGCGAATGATACCAGTAATATATTTGAGTATGGTTCTCCTACTGCTATCTTTGGAACTGCTACATTTGGTTCTGGTGATATTGATACCATATTAGAAACACAACTTATTGGTTCTGGCTATAACGCAGCTATTCAGGTCACATCAAATAATACTAACCCACCATTCTCATTAGATTCAATTGTACTTGAGTTTGCGGTAAACGGAAGAAGGTAAAAAACATGGCAGGATATACTAGACAATCTGCAAGTAATATTGTTGATGATGGTGTTATTAACGCCAGTGATTTTAACAATGAATATAATGCTATTGAAACAGCTTTCAATGCATCGACTGGTCATGTCCATGATGGCACAGCGGCTAATGGCGCACGTGTACTTGAGATAGGACCAAGTGGTGACTTTACCGTTAGTGGTACTGTTGTTCTTCCTCTTACCACAAACACACTAGACATTGGTTCTGCTTCCGTACAATTTAAAGATATGTATCTTGATGGTACACTATACGCTGATGGTTTAGGGGAAGACATCCTAATAGCCACAGATAAAAAGACACAGTTTCGTGATACCGCAATATACATAAACTCATCTGCTGATGGTCAACTAGATATTGTCGCAGATACAGAAGTACAAATTGCCACAACAACATTAGACATCAATGCTAACACAGATGTATCTGGCACACTTGCAGTAGGTGGTACAGGTGCTATTACAGGTAACACAACAGTAGGTGGCACACTAGGTGTTACTGGTGTTGTTACAGCCAATGCTGGTGTAGTTGTAGATAACATTACTATTGATGGCACTGAAATTGACTTGTCCTCTGGCGACCTTACTATAGATGTCGCAGGGGATATTGTGCTTGATGCAGATGGTGGTGACATCCTAGTTAAGGATGCTGGTACACAGTATGCTGCATTAACAAACTCTTCTGGTAATCTTGTATTAAAGTCTGGTTCTACTACTGCCGCTACCTTCAGTGGTGCTAATGTAGACTTAGCAGGTACACTTGATGTAACAGGTGCTGGTACACTAGACAGCACTCTTGATGTGGCTGGTGCTACAACCCTATCTAGCACACTAGATGTAACAGGTGCAAGCACTGTAGGTGGTACACTAGGGGTAACAGGTAATACTACACTAACTGCTAACCTTGTTGTAAATGGTAGTACCACCTTAGGTAATGCCAATACTGACACAGTAACAGTCACGGCTGATGTAGCATCTAATCTTATTCCATCTGCTGATAGCACGTATGCTTTAGGTGACTCTAGCAACTACTGGTCTGCTGGATACATTGATACAGTCACTACAACGGGTAATGTAAATGTAGGTGGTAATGCTACAATCACAGGTAACTTAACCGTCAATGGTACTACCTTTACAGTAGACAGCACAGTGACTACCCTGCAAGACCCTATCCTCACACTAGGTGGTAACTCTGCACCTGCATCAGATGATAACAAAGACCGTGGCCTTGAGTTCCGTTGGCATAATGGTAGTGCCGCTAAGGTAGGCTTCTTTGGATTTGATGACAGCACTGGTAGATTTACCTTTATTCCTGATGCCACTAATACAAACGAAGTATTCAGTGGTACTAAAGGAACAATTGATGTAGCAGGTATTTTCCTTAACGGTACTGAGATTACTGCTACAGCAGCAGAGATTAATAAGCTAGATGGTGTAACTGCCACAACAGCTGAGTTAAATCTTGTTGATGGTGTTACCGCTACAACAGCAGAACTAAACTACGTAGATGGTGTTACTAGCAATATCCAAACACAGCTTAATGCAAAGCAAGCTACACTCACTACTGGTGATATATCAACTGCTTTGATTGCTGATGATGCGGTCACTGCAGATAAGATTGCTGACAATGCTGTAGGTACGGCTGCTATTGCTACTGATGCAGTTACTGCCACAGAGATTGCGGCAAATGCTGTAGGTGCATCTGAGATTGCGGCTAACGCAGTCGGTACATCTGAACTTGCTACAGACTCAGTAACTAGTGCAAAGATTGCCGCTAATGCTGTAACAACGTCTGAATTAAATATCTCAGGTAATGGTACGGCTGGG